ACTATTGGATTAGCTGATAGAATTAAGCACTTTAAAGAATTCTATAGTTTATTATCTTAAAAGATATTTATTAATAAAGTAAAGGAACATGGCAGTAACAATACCAATTTGGACAGGATCAAGTACATTTGTATCAGGTTCAACTGGCACATTTGGATTCTTTGACGCAGATTCAACATATCAAGCACACGCAGATAAAGTAGCAGCTTGGTGTGCTGGTAGATTAGGATATCCAATAAATGATGTTGAACTTCAAGCAGTACATTTTTACGCTTGTTTTGAAGAAGCATCTTTAGAATATTCCAATCAAGTTAATCAATTCTCTATTAGAGATAACATGTTTCAGTTACAAGGGTCTCCGACAGGCGGTAATTTAACAGGTAAGCCCGTAAATACTAACTTAGGAAGATTAATAGGTATTGCAAAAAATTACGGTACAGAAGCAGGTTCAGGAGGTTATTTATCTTACAAATCTGCTTCTATACAAGTAACGACAGGTCAGCAAGTATATGACTTAAATGATTTTACTTTTGAAGTAGCAGGAGACGCTAATAAACATATAGAGATTAAGAAAATATTTCACGAAACTCCTCCAGCAATTGTAAGATATTTTGATCCATTTATAGGTACTGGTTTAGGGTCTCAAACGATGTTAGAGAATTTTGGATGGGGTAATTATTCTCCAGGGGTGTCATTTTTAATGATGCCTATGTATGCGGATTTATTAAGACTTCAAGCAATTGAAATGAATGATATGGTTCGTAAGTCGGCATTTAGTTTCTCTATAACAGGAGATAGGTTGACTTTGTTTCCATTACCGACATATGATTATACATTATACATTAATTACATTACAGAAGAAGAAAGATCTGCGTTACAAGTTATAACAGGTTCAAATGTAGTAGGAGACTTTTCAAATGCTCCTTATGAATTGCATCGCTATAATGAAATTAATCCTGCTGGTAAACAATGGATATTCAAATATACATTAGCTCTAGCAAAAGAAGTTCTAGGTAATATCAGAGGTAAGTATTCTTCAATTCCAATTCCAGGTTCAGAAACAACTTTAAATGGAGCTGATTTAGTATCTCAAGGACAAACAGAAAAAGACGCTTTAATCACTCAATTAAGAGAAAATTTAGAAGCAGTTTCTAGACAATCTCAATTAGCTAAAATGACTGAAGAAGCAGATAATATACAATCTCAATTAAACAAGGTACCTATGCCTATTTATATAGGTTAATGATATGGCATTATTTGGCGGACAAAGAGACGCTTCTTTAATTAGAAGTTTAAATAGAGAATTAATTCACAGATGGATAGATACTGAAGTGTTATTTTATAAGACGCAGTTGAACTCTATATCCACGAATATCTATGAAGAGACAAATAATAAAGTATATCAGCAACCTGTTTTAATTCCAGCTATTGTAACTTTTGACGATCCTACATGGCAATCTGACGATTTCGGTCCGGATGTTACACAAACTGCGACATTTGCATTTTTATTAGATGATTTAGTCGACAATGATAATAAACCTGAATTAGGAGATGTTATAGAATATCACTCTAGGTTTTTTGAAGTTGATTCTACTATAAGTAATCAAGTATTTGCTGGAAAAGATCCTAGCGATTGGTTCGGCGGAGATACTCACGGTTACTCAGTATCATATATTGTACAAGCTCATATGACTCGTCAATCTAAATTAAATATAGTAAAAACTAGATTTGGAACATCGCCAACAGCAAAATCAATATTACCGAATAACTTATAATGAGACCAGATAAAATAACTAAAAGCGAAGCAGCGTTTGCATCTGATAAAGAAGTAAAGCGTAATGCGGGGTATACTGACATCAAAAGAGATAGCCCAGTAAAAGATATTTCAACTTCATTATACGATGTAGATTATGCAATTAAGTGGCATTTAGAAAATGTAATTACTCCTACAATAGTAGAAGAAAATGCAGTGCTAACAGTGCCAGTTATGTACGCTGCAGGTGAGAAATGGGCATCTGTACAAAAGCATGGGTTTCTTCGTGATTCTCAAGGAAAGCTTCTTACTCCACTTATTATGATAAGAAGAAATTCCGTTACTAAAAGAGAAGACATTCAAGATTTAAAAGTGTTAGAAACGCCAGATGCAAGAATTACTTTTGAAAGAAAATATACTCAAAGAAATAGATACTCTAGATTTGATTTAGCTCAAAGACCAAGAGAAAGAGAATTTTATTCTATGGACGTGCCAAAATTTGTACAAATAGAATATGAACTTTTATGCTGGACTAACAATACTGTACAATTAAATGAAATTGTAGAGCAATTAATGTGGTTTGACGGTAAGGCTTTCGGAGACGCTCATAAATTTATTACTCATATAGATCCGCCTTCATTTGAAAATATGAATGATACAGGAACTGACAGAGTAGTTAGAGCTACATTATCTATGAGAACCAAAGCTCATATATTAAATACTCACGGTCCAAATGCACCTGCTTTATATAGACTTAATCCTGTTAATAAAATTATTGCAGGAATTGAAATAGATGGAGTTACTGAATCAATTTCTTCATTAGCTAATATAGCCCCTAGAGAAGCAAGTACTACTTTATTAAATGGGTATGGTTCTAGAAATTCAGGCGGCTCATCTAGCACAGAAGCTATTACATATCTAACCATTAACAGACAATTAACCGGAACTGTATTAAATGCTACAACAGTGTCATTCCCTTCAGGATGGGAGACAGCGCCTTCAGGATTGCCAGCTACTAGCGTCGATAATTTTACATTTTTACATAAACAAATGAATTGGGAAACAGCCGCTTCATTTATACCTAGATCTGCGATTGTATCATTTACTCAATTCGGAGGAAGTTCTACTCTTGTAGTAAATTCAACTAATTTAGATTATGAACTAGTTCCTGGAGATGAAGTAGTAGGAATAGGAAAATTCATTGTACAAGACAATTTAGCATAGGTTTCAAAAGGATGCTCCATATTTATATTAAATTAAAATAATCAAGTTATGACAGAACAAACTGCAACCACACTTACAGAGGCAGAGTTAAATGCTCTCAAAGAATTGCGTGAAAAATACGCATTATCAACCACTCAATTTGGTCAACTTAAAATTGAGAAAAGATTACTTCAAAAAGAATTAGATCGATTAAATCGTTTAGAAGAAGAATTTGAAACCCAATACGATGCTATTATAGAATCTGAAATTGTTTTAGTTAAGCAAATTGAAGAAACTTATGGTCAAGGAAACATTGACTTAGAAACAGGAATATTCACTCCTGTACAGTAACTGTTTGAGTCAGATTAATCATATTTATTAATGATAATTAACTTAAACTAAATCTTTAACACATAAAACACAATGGCAGAAAAAATCGTTAGCCCGGGTGTCTTTACCGAAGAAAAAGATTTGTCTTTCTTACCTCAAGGAATTTCTGAAATTGGAGCTGCATTCGTAGGTCCAACATTGAAAGGACCAGCAATGGTTCCAACAACAGTAGCTTCTTATAATGAGTTTGTGCAAACTTTCGGTAATACCAACCCTAATTTATACTTACCTTACACAGCTAAGGAGTATTTAAACTCTTCAGGACAATTAACAATTGTTCGTACTTTACATGATGATGGATATAAAGTAGTAGCTCCAGTTGCAGTAGTAGCTTCAGGATCTTTCGGAAAAAGACACATCGCATTAATTCATCCTTCTCAGGTAGTTAATGAAACTGCAACGAACTTTGCAATTGCAACGGCAACTGCGATGTTTGAAAAATCTGCATTGTCTTCAAATGCGTCAGGTTCAGCAGTAATTAAATTGTCAGGTTCATATACTATCGACGCTGCATTTACTGTGCCAGCCGGATCAATTGGATCTGCATTTAGTGCTTCATTAAGCTCTACTTCTGCAAACTATTTATCAAAAGTATTTAGTAAAATACCTAACACAACTACTCAACCAGGATTCTTATATACATTATTTGATTCAGCAGCATCCGCTTCATTAGCAGCAGACCCAGCTTGTTTCTTTGTTTTTGAAACTGGTTCATATACTTCAGATTCTACGTTTGGTCATGCTACCACTCCATGGGTTATATCTCAGACAGTAAATAATACAAATTACAATTTATTTAAAATTCATACTATCAGTGATGGTAATACTTCGAATTATGAAGTAAAAGTTGCAATTTCAAATGTTAAAGCTGCAGGAACAGTACCAGGTTCGACTTATGGTTCATTTACAGTAGCTGTTAGAAGTGTAGATCAAACTTATTTAAAAGCAGTTGGGTCTCCATATGACACAGCTGACACTGATGTTCGTCCAAATATCTTAGAAGTATTTGATAATGTAAATTTAGATCCTAACTCTGCTAGATATATTGCTAGAGTAATTGGAGACAGATACAGAACATTTGCAAACGGTAAAGTTATTTTACATGGTGACTATGCTAATAAATCTAAATACATTTATGTTGAAGTAGACTCAGATGTAGCAAAAGCTGCAATATCTGAAGCTTTAGTTCCATTTGGACATGCTGCGTTAATCAGCCCATTACCTTCATCATATACTGCACCAGCAGCAGCATCTTTAATTAATGCTCAAACAGTAGCCGGAATTTACAATAAAAGAGTGCATTATGGATTTAATTATGATTTAGGTGGTACAGATAACATCAATTACTTGAAACCACTTCCAGCTGCGGCTGATCAGACTGTAGGTAACAATGCTGTATTCTTATTATCAAACTATACTCAAAATGCCGCTGCAAATTATCCAACCGCTGCAACAGCGTATTCAGGGTCAATCGATTTAACAACTAATACTTCTGTTGAAACTCGTAAATTCGTTGTACCTTTCCAAGGTGGTTTTGACGGAGTTCAACCAAATAGAAGAAGATTATCAGGATCTGAAATTGTTGCTTCGAATACTCAAGGATTTGACTTAAATGGATTATCTGGTAAAGATTATTCAGTTTATACTAATGCAATTGATGCTGTATCTAATCCAGATGAATTAGATATTAATATGTTAGTTCTTCCAGGTGTTATTCAAACATTGCACCCAGCAGTTATTGACTATGCAGCTAATATGTGTTTAGATAGAGGAGATACTTTCTTAGTATTTGACTGTGCAGGATTGACAGATAATATTGCGACAGCAGTAGATACAGTTCAAACAATTGATAATAATTACGCTGCAACTTACTACCCATGGGTAAAAATATTAGATGCAGGAATTAACAAACCAGTTTGGGTTCCTCCGACAGTTGTTATTCCAGGTGTTTTATCTTTCAATGATAAAGTAGCTGCAGAATGGTATGCACCAGCAGGTTTAAATAGAGGTGGATTATCAACAGTAATCGACGCATACTCTAGATTAACTCACGCTGAAAGAGATACATTATATGAAGGAAGAATTAACCCAATTGCAACATTCCCTGCTCAAGGTGTATGTGTATGGGGTCAGAAAACTCTTCAAGCTAAACCATCAGCTCTAGACAGAATCAACGTAAGAAGATTGTTAATTGCTGTTAAGAAATTTATTGCGTCTGCAACAAAGTATTTGGTTTTCGAAAACAATACAGCTGCAACTCGTAACCGTTTCTTAAATATTTGTAATCCATATTTAGAGTCAGTTCAACAAAGACAAGGTCTTTACGGATTTAAAGTTATTATGGATGAAACAAATAACACTCCAGACATCATTGATAGAAATATTATGTATGGTCAAATTTATTTACAACCTGCGAAAACCGCTGAGTTTATTATAATTGACTTTAACATTTTACCTACCGGTGCTGCATTCCCAGGAGCATAATAATTAATAAAGAATTAAGGGGCTATAATATAGTCCCTTTTCTTTTGTTTTTTCGATACTTCGATATTTATATTAAATAAAGAAATACGGTTATGTTTTTTCCGAAAGGATGATATTTATATTAAAAAAGAACTTAAACAACTTATAAAAAAATGGCTGAATTATTAGACCCAACGGAAATCATGTTTACTGCTTTTGAGCCAAAGGTAGCTAACCGTTTCATCATGTACATCGAAGGTATCCCTGCTTACCTAATAAAAGCATCAAACCGTCCTGGAATTACTTTTGGGGACGTAGTATTAGACCACATTAACGTAGAAAGAAAATTAGCTGGAAAAGGTAGATGGAATGATGTTTCTATTACACTTTATGATCCAGTAGTTCCTTCAGCTGCTCAAGCAGTAATGGAATGGGTTCGTTTGAAACATGAGTCTGTAACAGGACGTAATGGTTATTCTGATTTCTATAAGAAAGATATCACTTTCAATGCATTAGGACCAGTAGGTGATAAAGTAGAAGAGTGGACTTTAAAAGGAGCTTATATTGGAGATGCTAACTTCGGTGACTTTGATTGGTCGACAGAAGACGCTATCAATATCACATTGACTATCAAATACGATTACGCAATACTTCAATTCTAATTAAAATATTTATTAAAAAAGATTTGGTACTTTGAAATTAATTACTTATCTTTATATATAGAAAATAAATTATGACAAAGACAATATTAAAACAAATAATTAGAGAAGAAGTTCGTAAAGCATTAAATGAAGACCCTCAAACATCAGTGATGCGTTCACACCCTGGTATGGTTGAAGAAATTATTGAAATGCTTAAGCACATTGATGTAGATGGTGAAACAATGGAATATATCCTAGACAAAGTGGGAATGACCGAGCAAATGCAACATCAATTGACGCCAGGCGGAATTAGATAATAAAAATTGTGAAATAAATGAAAGCTCCTAGAAATAGGGGCTTTTTTCATGATTAGATATTTATTATAAATTAAATACAATGACACCAGATAAATTTAAACAACTTTTAAAAGAATTTGCACCTCAAACGCAACTTCAAGAAGCTGATGTAATTCCTGTTGGACCGGACGGTAATGAAATCACAGATAAAAGAGTCATAGCCAACTTGAACCTAGCAGTAAAGGCAGTTGATGCGAGTCTACGACCTAAGTTAGTACAGATTTTACAAGACCAGGGAGCAGCAAAAGCTTTAAAGAATCCAGCACAAAGAGCAGCGTTAGTAGGAGCAATTGCTATTGCCTTTGGAATGACTGAAAAAGAATTTGGAGAAATTGTTTCGAAAATAAAAGGAATGTTAAAAACCACTGAACCTTCTTCAAATGATCAAGCTTAAACCTATAGCAGAACAAGTACTTAATGAAGCTGAGGAAACTATTACATGGGGTGAAGTTTCTAAATTACTAAATTCAATTAAAGGAAAGCAAAATAAAGCTGACGCAGCAAAAATATTAAAAACAGGCGGTAAATGGGGAGCATCGCTAATACCAGGATTATCAATTATAACAACTGCTTTGGAAGCGTATGATAACATATCAAATATTAAAGATGTAGCTCAAGCTGTATTGTCTATAGGTAAATCTGTGTCTAACGATGGACTAAAAAATCCTAAATCTTCAGAGTTTAAAAACTTAACAGGACCATTCTGGGACGCACTTAAATTATCTCCAGAGGTATCTACATTACTAGATGATAAAGTAGAAGCTATGTTCATCAATCAAGTAATTGTACCTGAGTTATCTAAACCAGGAAATGAAAATCAACCTGTACCAAATATGGATGAAGAGTTAGGTAAATGGTTAAACGGTTCAGGATTAGAAGACAAAGCTGATATTCACTTTACAGGAAAATCAGGAAACCTTTAAAAAACCAAAAAATTTAAAGATTACATATTTATATTAAATAAAAACTTATATTAGTTATGGCACAAGTTAATGACAACTATCCAAAGTCAAACGGCACTGAACTTACTGATGCTCAATTAAAAGATTTAGCATTATCAAATTTAGCTCGGCAAGAAGTAAAAGCTTCTAATTTTCCAACTGAAATTATTTCATTACCATCTAAAGGATTAGTATATCCTGAAGGTAATCCTTTGCGAGAAGGAACTGTTGAAATGAAATACATGACAGCTCGAGAAGAAGATATCCTTACTTCACAAAATTTAATTAAACAAGGAATTGTATTAGATAAGCTAATGCAGTCAATGATTGTATCTCCTATTAGATATGAAGATTTAGTAATAGGCGATAAAAATGCTATAATGGTAGCTGCTCGTATTTTA